GATATTTGATTCCAGCATACACGTGGTAAGTATTTGTTTTTTGTCGATTATATTCATGTCTTCTATTTATTTTTTAGTATTGCATTTATTAATGACACCACTTTATCTGCACTCAACTCGCCATCGTAATCATAGTTGTGGAGACATATTAACTCAGAAACTATTCTCTCGTCTTGATCAGATGTTTCACATATGAACATCATTTCACTTTTACCCCCAACGTCACATACTGACAAGTGTCTATGCCTACCCAACCTATAGAAGTGCGAGTTCATCACCGTAAAATTCGGTATCGGCTCAAAACCAATGCTTTTTAAGTCGTCTATTGTCATGTCTTAGCTGTTTAAGAAGTTTTTAGCTTTATAAATCAAGTTTGGTGTCAAACCACAGTATGGGTCCACCCAAAAGAAGTTGTTTCGCTGCCAATACAGCATATCTGAATCGTCATCGAATATCACATATTTGAATTTTGACATCTTACCACCAAGTATACCTTTGTTTGTCTCAATCCACGCCTTTATCTCGCACCCACGCGGCACAGATCGATAAGGGACACCGTCTTGGTCTTTAAATTCTAGGCATGGGGTTTTGTCTATAATTTCACCCTTAAACCCTAAGAATCCAAAGATATTGTGAAAGTCGCCAACTTCTCTACCTTTCCTCCAGCTTGATGAAATGACGACTTTGGCTCCAGTGTCTTCTATAAGTGAATTTAGGAGTTGTATTTTATCACTACATATGTCCCAAGAATCATCTGGAGCGCTACAGTGGGCTTGCTTTTGCCTCTCATACTGCCTTTTGTTTTTCCAAAAAAGCTCGTAGTTTAACACGCCATCTATGTCTAAAAATATTACTTTCATAACCGCCTATTTAAATAAGTCAATTTTATCGCTATGGTTAAATTCCTTCATGTTGCACATCTTACTTAGATCATGCTTGTATCTACATACCCTGGCGATAGCAGACTCATCCCTAAGCGCCTCAAAATACACAAACCTGGTGTCAACAGTTGCTTTTTGCATCTCTTTGTCAATCGGCGTTAGCTTGTTGTCAATAACCTCCAAATGGATGGTGTCTGAGTACTTGATATCAACTTTGTGTAAAGATCCATCAAATGGGCTGTAAGAGTATAAATTCAGCCCCTTAGTGCGCCAGAAGCTGCCTATGAGTTTGTATTCCTGCTTTTGCTTTTCTACATGCTCGATCTCAGGTTTGCTGGATGACTTGTCTTTTGTGTTGTCTAATTGATCTATCATACGCTTAATTCTTATATTTTTGATGTTGCTTTTGCGCGCTACAATTTTCTCTTTATCCTGCTTAATTCAACCAGCGATTCTTCAACGGTTCCAACGTATTCCTTATTGAAATCTTCGCTACCATATGTGTCTTCGTCTATGGCAGCTAATAAGCACTTATAGGCATCACTTAAATGGTCTTTAGCTTCATCTCTTAGTCTATCTGCTGTTGTTTGCACACCCATAATTCATTGTTTTAATTAGTAATTTATTAACTGCTGCAAAGGTAACAAAATAATTTAAACCACCAAACTTTTAATAAAAAAGTCGACCCATAGAGCCGACTTAGTATTTTTTGATTGTCGCTATTTTGTGAACTTATACTCACCATCCCAGGTGGCCAACATTGGCAGCTTGTCTGACTTATACATGTTGTACAGCTTTTTCATGCCTGTTTTTGTCAGCGTAAGCATCGCATTTTTAGAGTAGTACCAATCACCACGCCTTGTTTTGCCAACAGGCTCATCGCTGTCAAGGAAGTCAATCTGGAACCAATCTCTTGATCTACCGGTTGGCAAATACCCAATGTGTAAAAACAACTTACCACCAATTGTTCTCCAAGTTTGTGTTGGCACCCTTATTATTTTCTTAGCTATTAGGTGAGCCAATGCACCCCTTTGTTTTACGCCATTGAATTGCAGTAGAGCGCTTGTAATGGTTGTGCCAGGCTTGAAATTATCAACCAACTCATCAATTTGCTCATCCCTCTTTGTTATTTTTTCCTGGAGGATCCTATTCTCTTCAAGCTGCTTTACGAAGAACATCTTTTCAGTTCCAGACAAACTTGGAAAGTAAGTGCTAACCATTTGCTCCGCCGAGTTCTCACCCACGAATGCCCCGGTGCGGCGAATGGTTGGCAGTACATCATCCATCACCCACTCTTGAAACTCAATGGCGTGAGGGGAGCTTGATTTGAATGTGGCCCTATAAAGTTGCCTCTCTGATATAAAATCCACGGACCGCAAACGGTTCGACCTTGATTCAGAATTAATTAACAAGGCATCGTTCAGCTTTTGCATTTTGGGTCTAATGTTCCCGCCATCATTAATTGGGGCCCAAAGCTTCAAAGCCACCTCTCCAGCATTAAACATTGGTTTTTCTGGTGTGCCATACACACCCAACTCGCCGAACATCTTGTGTTCGAAATTTTCTAATCTTTCCATACGCTATTCATTTAAAATCTTAATCACCTCTTTGGCTTTTTTAAAAGTCAACCCTGAAATGTGGTCAACTTGCACAAATGATTGATGGCTCAACATATCGCTATCATCATCAATTATACAATACCTTTCCGGCTTATTTCTGTCAATCCAATCCTGTATCTCATATCCGCGATCACCGTCCCCATTTGGGTATTTATCAACAACGTGTTTTGGCGGGTAGGATAATGTGACCCCAACAACCTCCCCAGGTAACCCCCTATCTTTCCACATTCTCTCCATTGTTAACAAACCGCTCTTTCTCCAGGTTGACGATATAACTATTTTACACCCGGTCTTTGAGATAATCCATTCCAACAACCTAACGCATCTCTCATCAAATAGCTGGCCATACTTATCTCGGCTTGGAACCCCTAAGTCTTTCCATAGAGCTGTCCTTGCCCATATGTTATCATGTGAATTAATGACTCCATCTATGTCTAAAAATATTACCCTCATACGCTATAATTTAATTCGTTTAACAATTTTAGATGCTCCCTTTGACCTAATAGAGCCAATCTGACGACCTCTACCGTCATAGATGGTATATGTGGGTCGTTTTATCTTTATGGTCTCCATATGGCCTTATTTTAGCGGTTTTCCCATGTGATAGCATTTATCAATCCGCTTTGGATCTACACGTTTCACCAAAATAGCTCTGGCCTTGGTTTCATTCTCAGCCAGCACAAGTTGTTCTTTTTTGAAACCATCCCGGGAGATGTATTTGAAATCGAAGGCTAAGAGGTTGTTTATGGCGTCACCCACCCCGTTGGCCATCATGTTTTGTAAATCACTCCAGTTTGTGAAGCCGAAGTCTTTCGGTGTCATGCCTAAGAATCGCTGGCAAATAGCGAGTATTGAGTTTTTCATAAACCATTGTTTGTTTGCTTAATTACTACACCATCTTCAATTTTAAAATCACCAGACTTTGGCTTTTTGTATACTGGATAGTCTTTCTTTTTCCCACCAAGCATTTTAAATGGTGCCCACAAGTCATCTTCATATTGCCATATCTTCGTAATAACATCAACTTTGACAGAAAAACCGCCATCATCACGCATATCAATTATGTTGATGAATCCAGAATCTTTATCGGATAACTCCTTAAGTCTTGAATAAGTAGCAGCCCTTGATATGCCAATTGTTTTAAGTGATTTAGCTATACTGTGAGAAGATAAATATGTCGATATCGTGTTTTTATTGCCATCCACATACATCATTTTCCACAACAAAGACAGAAACAGTTTTTGCGGAACTGTAAGCACCTCCGTTGTTATTATAACGCTGGGGATTCTCTCTGCAATATCATCCTTACTTTTTAGAATATCTATTATTAGATATTTCTTATCACACATTCTGTCATAATCAACAGAGATAGCTTCAATATCTTCCAGTTCATCCAATGCTTTTTTGTACGTTGTTGAACTGACACCAAATCTTCTTTCCATAAAAAGGTAGCTTGGATCAAATCTACGATCCGGTTTTGAAAGAACGCTCTTCGACCACCTTAAAGCTAAGTACACAAACTTTGATGCTGGAGAAATTTTGGCGTTACCAATAGTGCCAAGATTTCTAATTTTTTCTGGGAAAGGTGTTTCACCACACTCAAATTCAATAAAATTTTCACTCATAAGGTCTATTTTTGTTTATTTGAACACAAATGTAGCAAAAAAAATAGAAATGGCAAATTTTCACGTTGTTTTTTTTAAAGTAGTCTTTAAATGACGCGTCTTTATATGACGTGATAGCGTCTTTATATGACGTGATAGCGTCTTTATATGACGTGATAGCGTCTTTATATGACGTACAGTGTAAATCCAAATAAAATCCAATATAAAATCCAAATAAAATCCATGCGGAATTTTAGCTACGCTTTTTCTAATTTTATTAATCGATTTAAAGAAGCAATTCAATCTCACTTTCCAGCAATTGCAATCCAAAACAATTAATTGCCCCTCCAGCTATTATTAAGCAGTAATAACCGAAACAACAAAATTCATAAATATGGCCGAAGAAAATAAAAAACCATTCTCCCCAGCGGTAGCCGCCCAGGCCAAGCTGTCAGAAACGGATCTGCATTCGATCTACCGCACTTCTAAGAAAACCATCCAGGAGTATGTGAAAGAGATTGAGCGTCACAACAGATACAAATCGGCGCGTTCAGATTTGGCGAATGGGCTTATCATGGATAACAGGGCCGCACTCATCGACCTATATGAGGCGTGTTTGCAGCAGGACCCACACATGAGGGGTGTGATTGAAACATTAGAATCCCAGGTTTTAGGTGAAAGATATATGCTGGCCAGGGAAACAGCAACCGGCCAATTTGTAAAAGATATCCCCAACACCAAGAAGATTCAAGGCACCCAGTTTACCAAAATTATTCGCGGCATACTTGAGGCGAAGCTGTTTGGGTACACCCTAATAGAGTTGGGGCCAAAGGTTAATCCTCTGACCGGGAGACTTGACTCTGTTAAATTGGTTGAGAGAAGAAATGTCCTTCCTGACCAGAATTACGTTGTAAAGAGACAGGGGTTCTTTTTGCCAGGGTGGGACATTAAGGCAAAGCAGTATGAAGGGAATTATGTTTTGATTAACAATGGGGACCTTGGTATGTTCTCAGCGACAACACCAATGATTTTGGCCAAGAAGTTCACATTTGCCAATTACGTTAGCTTTGGGCAGACATATGGTCAGCCAATTATCCAAGGTAAAACACCTGATGAAGACGGCGTAGCTCGTAAACAGTTGGCAGATGAGATTGCGGGGGCAGCTGCTCAAAGGATCATTGTTACCGGGTTAAATGATGAATTAAGTGTTCATGCATTGGCCATGTCAAACTCAGAAAAGATTTACACCAGCCTAATCGCTATGGCTAACGCGGAGATCTCAAACCTAGTTCTTGGATCTGAATCCATGGCTGGTGCCACTCAGAGTTATGTGGGGTCAACCAACGCACACCAAGATATCTTCCGGGATAGGATTGAGGTCTACCGGGAATACATTGAGGATATCATGAATGAAGAAATCATCCCGAGACTTGTTAAGCGCGGTATGATTGATCAAGATCTCCAGTTCAAGTTCTCAAATAAGCTTGAGATGAACAATGCTGATCAAATTAAGTTATTTGAAATGCTTACCGATAAGTTCGAGGTTGACCCTGGAGAGATTGAGAAGCAATTTGGCGTGACAGTAGGCGGCCAAATAAACTTAATTGAAAAGCAAAATCAAGTAGCAGCGCAGACAACAGCGAAGGTAAATTTTCTCACGGGGAAGTAGGCGGTGATCCAACCACTTCCCCATTTGAGCGGATTTCAGCAAAAATTAATGAGTTCTACAAGGTAAAGGCTGAAACAACTAAAGAGGATCAAGACACGAAGGACAAAACATCTGATGAATACAAGGAGCTTTTAGCTATTTTAATGGGGTTTTTAGCCGACTTCTATGACAATCCATATCTATACTTCACTCATACGGAGTTAATGACGAAAAGGGCTGAATTTCTATTAAATCATGCTTTCTATGGCTATGGCATTTCTTTTGATGACGCCATAGAGATAATTAAGAATGATGACACTAGCACATTGACATCTGATGAGGCCGAACAGAGAGATATGCTTATTGGGCTGACAGACAACCTGATAGATTTCTCTGTAGCTGAACAGCACCAAGCACTATTGGAGATGGCGGCAGATAGAGATGACTCTAGTGATTACGACGAGTTTGTATCTCTGGCCACCGGCACCTTTTCCAAGTTCAACAAGACTTATGCTGGAATTGAAAATTCCGACGTTGTTTTTGCCCTTGGCCTAGCAGCTGAGTGGGTTAACTACGAAGAAAATGACATCATACAGTTCACAACTCAAGGCGACGAGCGAGTAAGGCAATCGCATGAAGCCCTTGATGGACTTAGGTATCGAAAGAAAGACTTTCCAGCAGCCCTTGTGCCGCCTATAGCTCATGCTTGTAGGTGCTACTTGTTAGATCTAAAGAGCACAGATGGCCGCAAGCTAACCAACAAGTCAAATGTAGACGAGTTGATAAGCGCAGCTGCCGACCCAACGTTTAAGTACAATGTGGCAACTTCCGGAAAGATGTTTTCTGAAGATCATCCATATTTTCAAGTTTCTTCTGGATATGCTAAACAATTGGCTACATCTGCTAGGAAGGTAAAAAGAAGCTTTGGAATATGAAAACACTCACTCCAGCTCAGTTTTTGAGAGAAACAAGAAATCTCAGAAATAAGTTTGATACAGAGATTTTTAGAGCAAAACAGGATATTAGCCAATATGCGGTTTCCCACTTCAAATCCTCCTTCGATCGAGGTGGATTTGCTGGGACTCGCGGCAAGTGGGCTGAGAGGCTCCGGGATTACCCACATCAAATCATGGATAAGAGTGGGGCGCTAAAGAACAGCATAACATCATCAATGCTGGGAAGCAAAATAAGGATTGAGACAAAAAACGGATATTCTCAATATCACAATGACCCAACTGGAACATGGTTAAGAAATCAACATTCAAATAAGCCGGCAACACAGCGGCAGTTCATTGGGAATTCTAATCAGCTTGAACAATGGGTGCTAAAGCGCCTACAGAGAGCACTAACCAATACTTTTAGATAATGAAGGAGCTATATCTTGAAATAAAAAGAATTTTAGGCGAAATAAATAACCCCTGGGATCAGAGTGAGAAACTGTTTAAGACAGTAAAGCTAGACAAGGGACAGTTTGAGAGAATAATACATGACGTTGAGAACACAGAAAACACGGTTCTGTTCCCAGCAATATTTATTCACTTTGTCAATGTTAGCTATTTAGTCTCTCAAAACAGAATAGGTGAGGGGCGCGGCACGATGCGGGTTAGGTTTATTCTTAACAGACTTAATGACTATGAGGATGAATACGAGACTGAGATATTTGATTACGCCGGCATAGTTAACGCGGCCATACAAGATGCCAAAGAATCATCCACCATTCTCAGGGAAAAAATCACGCTAGAGTATTTCGATATGCCAACAACATCAAATCAAACGCAAGCATGTTGGTTGGATTTTGGAGTCAAATTCACCGACGAGTCTGGAGATAGATATCGAAATTATGTAGAAAAAACAATTATTACGCCGGCGTTCACAAATTTCTCAGATATGACTGAGGAGAATAGAGATGATATGCCAGATGTGGATGTATCTGAATACGAAAATCAAGTCTCCATAAAGTCAAAAATATAAAACAAACATTTTTGGGGTAATTTCTCCTATTATTAATCAAGAAGTTTCCATACGCTATAATCATACTTCTAAATGCTCATGTCAGAAAAGGCGTGAGCATTTCTTTTATGACCCTTCGTGTGCAAATAATTCTATTTATAAGTATAAAATCACTATAAAACGCCAATGGAAAACAAAAACAATTTCAAATTCATCCAGGGCAGCGTAACGGTAGGCGATGATATAGCAACCATCAAGTTTTTCGATTCGGTCGATGCTTGGAGCACAAGTTCATTTGAGTATGAATTCAATTACCTAACTGAGTACATCAAGCCATCAAAGATAAGAGTTTTAATTAACTCAGATGGTGGGTCTGTTTACCATGGTATGAGCACATTCTCAAGCATCCTTGACTCTAAGATACCAACCGAAACAATAAATGTTGGCCTAGCTGCATCAATGGGATCCGTTTTGTTAGCAGCTGGAGATGTGGCTAAAATGAAGGACTATGCGTTGATAATGCTACACAACCCATGGAGCCGTGGAGCTGGTAGCGATGACCCTATGATTTTGGCTTTCACAGAGCAGATAAAAACCGTTTACAAAGAGCGGTGGGGCTTTGATGAAGATAAAATAAAGGAAATCATGGATGGTCCGGAGGGTGAAGATGGGACGTGGATAAATGCCAAAAGAGCTGTTGAATTGGGTATTATCGACGAGAGTAACGTCATCAAAACAGAGCCACAGGAAAAACAAAAGGTTGAGGCGGCTATCAATAGCGTTGAGTCAAAATCAAAACTGGCCACTGTGTTTGCCAGCCTGGAAGATGGTACTTATAAACCATCAGTGGATGAAAGTTCTAATATTAATTGTGAAGGGGCAACTCCCCAAGATGAAAAAATTATAACCAATACAAATTTAAATCCTATGGATAAAAATTTTGACGCCGTTGTTGCTTCTTTAGCAATGAAAGAGGGAACGACTGCCGCCGAGGTTATTGCCAAAATAAACAGCTTCAGTGCTGTTGAGGCAAAAGTAACCGAAATGACTGGTCAAATTAAAGACCTTGAGGAGGCCAAAGCCGCTCTGGATATTGAAAAAACCGGATTACAGACAAGCCTTGATAACGTGCAGGCCAGCTTGGTAGCCAAAGATGCTGAACTAGCTAAAGCAAATGAAGAAATTGCTGGTTATAAAGAAGCTGAAGAGGCAAAAGCTAAGGCTGAACAAGAAGCCATGGTTAATGCAGCAGTTGAGGCTGGAAAGATCACAGCTGAAGCCAAGGATCAGTGGTTAAAGATGGCAGAAACACACGCTGACGTTGTTAAGTCAACTCTTGAATCAATGCAGGGCACAGTGGTTA